CTTCGGCCAGCTCGCCGCATTCGGAACGGTCGTCGGCGGAATCCCGACGGTCATCAAGTCGTTCACAGAGCACTCAGTCATCATGGGATTGCTGATGGTCCGCGGCGACCTGAACTACCAGCAGGGCGTCAACCGAATGTTTCACCGCAGCACCAAGGTCGACTTCTACTGGCCCGCACTCGCCCACCTGGGCGAGCAAGCGGTGCTCAGCAAGGAGATCTACACCGACGGAACGGCCGGGGACAACGATGTCTGGGGCTACCAGGAGCGATGGGCCGAGATGCGGTACAAGCCGAATCTCATCACCGGAAAGTTCCGCTCGAGCGATCCGCAGGCTCTCGACTCGTGGCACCTGGCCCAGAACTTCGCAAGCAGGCCGCTACTCAATGCGTCGTTCATCGTCGAAGACCCGCCGATGAACCGAATCGAGGCGGTATCGACCGAGCCGGACTTTCTCCTCGACGGCCGGATCGATTTCATCCACGTCCGACCCATGCCGACGTACAGCGTACCCGGCCTGGTGGACCACTTCTAATGACCCAATACGAAAGAGACCAAATCGTACTCGACCTAATCGAGGCCCGCAGAACCGAGGACTGGCAACTCATCCTCCACCTAGCGTGGGACCTCATCAACCAGGACAAACGGTTCGACCAACCGGAGGGCAATTAAATGGCCGCAGGATGGGGAGCCCTAATACAACGAGGGACCCAGTGGGCCGACAAAGGCGTCGACTGGGCGATCTACAACAAACAGCGACAACAGTACGCCAGCCAGGTCCGACACCTCAGACGGCGCGAATATCAGGACATGGTGCATTCGATGAAAGAGGCCGGGCTCAACCCGATCCTCGCCGTCGGAGCCACACCCGGACATAGCGCCGCCTACATGGGAAGAGGGATCGACCAAAGCCCCGGAATCGACATCGCGGGAAAGTACGCCCAAACCACCTCCGCCAAAGCGGCGGAGACTCAAGCGACCACAGCAGCTCGGACAGGGAACATCCTCCAAGACAACCTAATGATCGACCGAGGAAACGCCCTGCTCAGCGGAGACAAAATCTCCGCCGAGACCGCCGAAAGCAAACAGCGATCGCTGACAGGGGCTGCACAACAGGCACTCTACGAACAAGAGGCCATCAAGGCGGGAGCATCCGCCAAGGAGATCGACGCAAACAGACGACGAATCGAACAGGAGACCGGTGGCCGAATCGGGGGAAGCGTCACGCAAGACCCGATCGGCTACGGAGTGAACGCAGCCCAAACCGTCGGTCGAGCGATGCGACGGGGAAAAATCCAAGCGGCCGAAGCCGCAGAAGCCGCGGCCTCAGCGGCCGCAACTAGCGCAGAGGAGTTTCGACGATGGCTCAACGCAAGACAGGGACAGAGGTGAGAGCGATGACGAACGAAGAACGATTCGCGTACAACCGCCAGTGGGATCACCCTGGCGGCGGCGAAATGCTCACCAAGCAGTCCGAGAAGGACGCCGCCGATATCAACTTGATCGTGAAGAACTACGGACGGACCGGAGTGTTCGCCAACATCAACCCGATCGAACCTCGATACCAGGACAATCAACACGTCACGGATCTATTCGAGGCTCGAGAGCTCGTCCGCCAGGTCGAGGCGGACTTCGCAAAGCTCCCCGCAGAAATTCGTCTCCTGGCGGAAAACGATCCCTTCAGGTTCAACGAAATGCTCACCGACGAGGGAGCCGTGGCCGCTCTCAAGGCGGCCGGTCTGCCGGTCAAGGAGACCGTCCAGACACAAGACACCACGGGGGGAACTACCCCCAAGACGGTCGCAGAACTTGCGACCAAGGGTGGTGTCAGTTAGACCAATTGTCTACAAGAGGGCAATTGGTCAAGTGGGGGAAACACCCCCAGAAAGGCGCAAAATGCGACGCTCAAAAATGGGCCGAAAGGCCAACAGATCGAACTTCAAGAAGGGCACCCGAGTGAACATCACGAACAGCCATCCGATACCGCAGCGCGGCGGATGGCGCTTGTGAAATGGCGTGCACCAGGCCGATGCCGGCCGGAGCGGGGGAGGGAGCAGCGCTTCGCTTCCTCCCCCGCGAGCAGGCAGCCCGAGCACACCTCGAGCTGCCGTGCGGGCAATGCCCAGACTGTCGCCTAGCATACGCACGCGACTGGGCTATTAGGTGCCTTCATGAGGCACAGCTCCACGAAAAAAACGCGTTCATCACGCTCACTTATAACCCGGAGCACCTGCCACGAAACCTGTCGGTCGACGTGGAGGAATGGAAACGCTTTGCCAAGCGACTCCGAAAGGCCGGAAGAGTCTTTCGATACTTGGCCGTGGGAGAATACGGAGACGAAAATCTCCGACCGCACTACCACGCACTGCTATTCGGAGAAAACTTCGAGGAGGAGCGAGATTGCGTAAAAATCGACCCCGAAAACGGAATACGGACCTATCACTCGACAGCCTTGGAGAAAGCCTGGCCCTTCGGATTCGTGGAACTGAAGGACCTCCATCCGAGCAACGTCAACTATGTCTCGCGTTATGCAATGAAGAAGGTGCTCGGTTCGAGTGCGAAGGCGAAAGAGCTCAGAGAGCAAAAGTACAAGCGCGTATCCGAAACTACTGGAGAGATCTGGCAAGTAAACCCTGAATTCGCCGTAATGAGTAGAGGAGGAAAAGGAAAAGGAAAAGGCGGAATCGGAAGCCAGTGGTATGACAAATTCAAGACAGACGTATTCCCAGGAAACTTCGTCGTCATGAAAGGAAAAAAGACCGCGGTCCCGCGGTACTACAAAAACAAACTCAAAGAGGAGGACCCGGAACTAGCACAGAAGCTCAAAGTACGTGCGAGTAAGGCGCCAGCAGGCTTCGGCAACGAACGAACGCACGAGCGGAGGCTGATAAAGGAAAAGGTCACTGAAGCAAGAATAAAAACACAAGCAAGCCGGACCACAGAAAAAAAATAAAAAACAAAAAAGAAAAGATTGACAACGTAACAAAACAAATTATAATGGAGGTATGAACACAAAGGACCCCTACCGGGGATGGAGACGCCAAAATGAATTCCGCAGAGCTTCGAAAGTTACGGGACAGACTGAACAAAGCCCTCGTCGACCTGGACAAAGCAGTGCTCGAACGAAACGAGGCAATGAACCGATACCGACACGCGGCGAAACTCGTCGCCGCAATCAGAGAGGAGTATTGCAAAGTGGAATTCGAAAAGGTCACGAAATGACCAACACACGCCAGAAGAAAATCGTAGCCCTCATCACTAACATCATCGCGGCCATCTTAGGTGGCCTCGCGAGTTACTTCGGGATCCAAAACTAATGAATAACGAAATCTTCGCCATCTTCGACACCAAAGCAGAAGCCTACATGCCGCCTTTCTTCGAACGGAACGCGATGACCGCGATCCGCGCCCTCGAAGCGGCAATGAACGACCCGGAGCATCCGCTCCGGAAAAACGCAGAGGACTACACCCTCTACCACATCGCAACATGGAACCCGGAAACCGGGGAAATCACCGTCGGCCAGATGAAGAGCGTGGTCGACTGCTGGATTCTCCGATCGAAGATCGTAGGCACGAACAACCTCAACAACATGATCGAGGACCAGAACAATGGCTAGAACCACCGCAGGCAAGACGCAGTCCCACGCATTCGCAACCATTCCCAAGGCCGACATTCCGAGGAGCACGTTCAAAAGAACCCACAACGTCAAAACGACATTCGACGCGGGATACCTAATCCCATTCTTCGTCGACGAAGCCGTGCCCGGCGACACCATCAAGCTCCGGGCCACGCTATTCGGACGAATGTCGACGCCCATCTACCCGATCATGGACAACCTCTACCTGGACGTATTCTGGTTCAGCTGCGCCGAACGGCTCCTCTGGACCAATTTCAAAAAGATGATGGGAGAGCAAGACAATCCGGCCGACTCCACCAGCTACATCATGCCCGTGGTGACCAGTCCGGCCAACGGATTCGCAAGGCTCGGCCTGGAGGACTACTTCGGGATTCCCCCTCAGCACTCGGCCGGAACCGGCGGAGCAACGATGAGCGTCCGCGCCTCATGGCACAGAATGTATTCGTTAGTCTGGAATACTTGGTTTCGCGATGAAAATTTGCAAAACAGCGTCACCGTCCCCGTCGGAGACGGACCCGACGCAAGCACGACCTACGCGCTCCTGCGCAGAGGGAAAAGGAAGGACTACTTCACCAGCTCGCTCCCGTGGCCCCAAAAGGGAACCGCCGTCTTGCTCCCGCTCGGATCAACGGCACCCGTCACCATCAGCCCGAGCGGAACGACCGCACCGGGCTTCAGGAGCTCGACGAACGCAACCGAACGAAACCTCCAAATCACCAGCGGATCAACGACCGTAAGCTGGGACGGAGGAGCACCTGGCGGAGCCACCAACGACGCCTACTGGGTCACAACCGGACTCACCGGCGTCGCGGACCTCGCGACCGCGACCGCGGCAACCATCAACCAAATCCGCACCGCATTCCAAATCCAGCGACTCTACGAACGAGATGCTCGAGGTGGCACCCGCTACCCGGAGCAAATCCTCGCGCACTTCGGAGTCACCTCCGATGACGCGAGACAGCAGCGACCCGAATTTCTCGGGGGCGGCACACTCAACATCAATATCAACCCCGTTCCCGGCACGAACCAAGTAGGCGCGGCGCCGGGCGAGCCCTTCGGCCAGCTCGCCGCATTCGGAACGGTCGTCGGCGGAATCCCGACGGTCATCAAGTCGTTCACAGAGCACTCAGTCATCATGGGATTGCTGATGGTCCGCGGCGACCTGAACTACCAG